GGACAAGCATTATTCCAGCAACCTAACTTTGAGGCTACAAAGAATACAAGCAATGCTGTAACCGCATGGACAGCATCTGCATTAATGGAAGACATAACATTCTCAATTGGTGAATTTAACGGTGCTCAACACATGGAAGCAACTGCTACATTCCCACAACCTCAATTATTAATTCCAGGATTCTGGTTTGATAATCCTAAGATTGCTACGGCTGAAATGGTTCAACCAACAGTTGTTACAACTCTTGGAGCGCTAATCAAGCCACAAAGCTTAAATGCGAAGGCTATATTCCAACTTCCACCAGCTTATTATCTAATAACTGATGACAAGTGGTATAACAGATTACTTGATGTTGATTATCAATCATCTGATTATACTGGAAAGATTACATTCTTTAATACCAGCGATAGTATTTATGTAGGTGGATCATATGATGGTTGGCAGGCTAAACAACCATCTGACAATTACAATATTATTAGCTCTCCTCTTCCTGTTGCATCAGCTGGAATACTTGATCCTGCAGAAAGAAAATCATTAAAACTTAGAAATATTGAACTAGCTTATCGTAATAATGAAAGTTATTTTAAAGGTTGGACAATGGAAACAATGATTAGAACAACAAAGGCTAATCAGTACCTTGCAGCTGGATATTTATTAGGAGATGTAACAAGTTCAGTTTCAAGAGACAAGCGCTCTGGAATTAGATTAAAAGATGGAAAAATTGCATTTACTAATATTAAAGATAGATCTCTGGGACGACTAACAAGTTTAGACTCAATAGCATTTACTGGATTTAAAAATATTGCTGACGGTGAGTGGCATCATTTAATTATCCAATACAGAGATGACGATGATAGAATTCAAGTCTGGATTGATGGTAAACTTGATATTCAGCGTTATGGTGAAACTTCATACGCTCCAATACAAATAGGATATAACTCAAACGATATTGATGCTTATTCAGATTTTGAAGTTTCTGCAATTGCTATAAATAAAGAATCATTTGTTCTTGAAAGAGAAATAAAACTTAATTACTTTGCTGCAATTGGACACACACCATTTGAAGCAACGCCAGCAACTGCAGAAGTAGGTATTGGACAAGAATCGAGGGCAAGAGGAAATCGTGGACGTGCTCTCATGCTTTATTTCTGGCCAACATTTAATGCTAAATCTGGTTATTATGCTTCAGGATTTGACAATCCGCTGGGAACAACAGGTTGGAATACTACTGACAAAGATCAGGGCAGAGAACCATTTGACTACGATACATTCTATGGTTTAACAACCTATTTAACAGACGAAGTTCAAAAATTCTATGACTGGGATGTTTTCCCACTTCCAGTTAAAAGATTCTATAGTGGAGATACATATAGAGGTGACAAACATCCTTTGCTAAATGAATCTGTAATGATTTCTCAAGGAACGCAAGGAAGAACTTATGTTGATCCAGTAACAGAAAACTATCGTTATGTAAATCTGATGGAAGACGTATATGATCTTGACCAATATGATGCAATCTTCTTTAGAAATTATCCAGACCAGTCACGGGAACAAGATGAAGCTGGACTTAATTCAAAAACTGAAGTTGATGAATATTTCAACCTTCAGGATAAAACATTATTTAAAGAATTTTTAACAAATCTAAGACAAGCTGTAGATACATATAACATTTCATTATTTGTGACAAATCCTCAACTTGCAGTAGATCTTGGAATTATTAGAGCCGCTACACCAGTTCCTTTGATGAGAAATGAAGGAACATTTATAGATGGAGAATGGTCAGATAATAGAGCTCCAGTCGTTACTGGAAGAGTTAAAAATGATGGAACTCCTCTGGACCTTGTTAATGAATATGGAGCAGGTTGGTATGACACATTCTTCAATGATAAACACCGTGTTATAAATACTCTTGAATATCTAACAGATGATAATACATTTATTTGGACAGATTATGCTTACTATCAAAATGCCGATCAAAATGAATATGGTGGTCCAAATAGACTTTATAAGAGATATGAAAATAGACCTTACGGATTACAGGTAGGAGATGAGTTTGTATTTGCTGATTCTGGAAATCCTAAATTTAGACTTCCATATCAAGCCATAAAGCCAGAAGATCTTTTGGCTGGTATTCCAATTACTGCTTTAAGTAATACAATATGGAATCAATCTCGTGATTCGTATGTTCAGGCAGAAAATCCATATAAGGATTATATTACTACAGTTGCTTTGCCTGTTGGAACTGAACTACAGGGCAAGTTAACTGGTGGAAAGATATTTGTATCGTTCTCAGAAAACTTAGCAACTTCTGTAACATCTGGAAGCACACAATGGGACACAAATAATACTGAATACCATTTGTTTGATATGGCTACAGAGTACTGGGTAAATATAGCTTACAATGCTAATATTATTACTAATGAGGAAAGATTAAGTTATCTAGCTGGAACAAGTACTACGCAGCCTCCATTAAAACTTATTGGTGACACAATATCTCAATATTGGTCATTAAATGGAAATTATTTAGTTTCACAATTAACTGCACGTACTGATAATTTAAAGGGATTTGTTGGTGCAGATTTATTTGGACTTACGATAGACCCACTTTCATATAAGAGAACTCGTGGCGGACTTGCACAACTTCCAACATCAAATAGCGTTAGATTAAGAGATGCTCTTGGAAGATTCGCATCTGGTGGAGGCTCTGGAAGCTTACAAGGTGGCAACTTAAAGACATTTGCTGTAAGTATTGGAAGAACATATAATACTGGAACATTATTTATTCCAAGCATAAATACTCGTGGTTTATGGTGGTTATCAGATAAGGTCAGATTAAAAGCAACTGGAGCTGTGGCTCTTAAGGCAACAGCACAAATGCCTAATCCAGCAGTTACTGCAGATCATCCAGGTGGAGCATTGGCATCACCAATGCTTGCAACTGCAATGATTCTTGAAACAAACTTTAAGCCTTCAAATGTTAGCTATCCAGTTCTTCCAATGACTGCTACGGCAACAATAAATAACTTTGGAGGACGAGCAAACTATACAAGTCCAATGACGGCAACTGTCCTAATGAAACAGCCATCTATATCATTTGTGGATGCTGAGGAAGTAGTTGTATACCTTGGACACGTTGATCCAATACTATATCTCAGAAGGGAGATTATCACATGATTAGCCAATATTGGGTAGGTCAAATACCATCGAAACCATTATCAATAACAGTTATGGATGAAAATGGGCAGGCTGTAAACTTAAATGATTATACAAACATATCAGTAAAGATAATAGGAAGCAATAATGAAGAAGTTGATTTGACTGGTGCTACTGTTGTAACAACAAATAAAGCGCTAGGACAGATAGGTTTTAAATGGCCAACTACTCGCTCCCTATTTGAAACATACGGAGACTATGTTCTTCAACTATCATTAGCAGCCACTGGTAAATTAGATTTTACAACTACACATACATTAAGAGTACGTGAGTTAGGAAGGAAGAATAGAGGAAATGTTTACAACCGTTGAAAAAGTAAAAGAATACACGGATAAAGATGTATCAATTGCATTAATTAAACGTGCTCAATCCATTATTGAAATATATATTGGTAGAGATGAAATTGATGTTGAAAATCCATCAGACTTCCTTGTCCTAGACAAAATGACTGCTTATCAAGCCGTATACATGCTGGATAACGAAGACGTTATTTACAAGCAAGTTGCTGTAACAAGCGCAGGTTCTGGAGAATCTGCTCAAAACTTTGATGGAACATTTAATGCTCCGTTTATAGCCCCGCTTGCTGTTATAGCTTCTCGTGCATTGTCTTTTAATAGAACACGCACAATTAGCACAGGTAAAATATTCCAATGGAACCGCAAGGTTGATTGGAGAACTTTGTAATGTTGTTTAATACCACCAGAGTATTTCCATATACTGGAAGTCATTATGCATATAGAAGAGTTACATCAGCAGATGGAAGAGTAACGACAAATCAGTATGACACAGAACCAACGACAATTAAATTTTCTATGACGTCAGATTTGGCTCTTGGTGGTGCTACAACTGTAACTGGATCAGACCTTGGATCTGTATTTATTTATTCAAGGTCTAAACTACAGGTTGATAGTTTAATTACAAATATTTATGATTCTCAAGGTGATCTTATGTATGAAGGTGGCGGGGAATGGAAAGTAACAATGTCAGCTCCATTCTTAGGTCCAATGGGAATTCAAGATGGTTACAAGTATCGTCTGGCTCAAACAAAGGGTAACATCTAATGACACAGACACAAGCAATATTAGGTATAGTTGTGTCCGTTATGTCCGTTTTAGCAGGATTTACGGCATTCGTTAAATGGCTTGTTAAACATTATTTATACGAACTTAGACCTAATGGTGGTGGATCAATGAAAGATCAGATTAATAGACTTGAACAACGCATTGATCATATCTTTGAAATAATATCTCAAAAATAGTTTGACATAATAATTTTGTCATAGTATAATTGTACTATTCCTAGAGAGGGGATAGTATGAACAACTTTGAATTTATCAGAGCAGTAAGAGATGATGACAGTCTGTCACCCCATGCCAAGCTGACAGCTATTGTCATAGGGTCACACTATAATTGGATTACAAATGATCCATGCTGGGCATCAAATAAAACATTAGCCAAAGAGACTGGATTAAGCGCAAGAACTGTAATTAGAGCTAAGCGTGAATTAGAACAAGCAGGATACCTAGTGTCACACAGACAGTGGGATAGTGCCAATCTGTCACATGTCCTATGTCCCACTGGCCGTCTAAAAGATACATTAAAAGATACATTAAAAGATAAGAAAAAGGATTCTAACGAATCCTTGGTTATAAATAATATAAATGTTCAGCCAGAGGATATTCTGGTATTAGAAGAACAAAGTTCCGCCGCCGCCCGAATTATGGAGGAGGACTGGTTGTCATGGTAGAACAAGAAGGACCAATATATTATTGTGATGAGTGTGACAAGTTTATTAGATATGAAGAAGTCTGTGCAGATTGCAACAGCAAAGGATCAATAGTTGGATGGATGAAAACAAATGAAGAAGTGTAATAAATGTAAATTAGAAAAACCAGTAACAGAATTTCACATGGATAAAAGAAGCAAAGATGGCTTTCAGGCTTACTGCAGGTCATGTGCAAAGGCCTATTTTAAGGCCTGGATGGACAATATGAAGGCCTCTGGAGAGTCTATCCATGTCGAGAGTAAGGTATGCGGAGATTGTAGCTTAGAAAAGCCTCGTAGCCAGTTTGGAAGGCATTCTACAAGGAAGGATAAGCTAAACAGCTATTGTAAGCCATGTTGGAGAATTAGATGTGCCAAAGCTATAAGGAAATTTAATGAGAAAAAGAAAAAATGACACGTATGATGCGACGGGTAGAACAGGAAAAGAATCAGCCGTTATAAGATCGTTCTGGTGTGAATATACAATGGAACAAGTTCAGCAAATGTCGCAGGAAGAGTTAGATAAATCCATTAGTGATTCTTTAGACAGATATGCAGCAGAAAGAATGAAGATGGACAAAAGATGGGACTGGCCAATTCCTCAAGGATGGTCCTTAATAAAGAGAAACAAAAATTCTCTTGACAAGAAAGACAAAAATATAATATAATTATCTTATTCATTACTTCCCTTACTAGGTTATGAATATATATATAGGCTGACAACCCCACAAACCAATTAAGGAAGTCAGTCAGGGGCTCAGGATTCGGCCAATTGTTCCTGGGCCCCTTCTCTTTTTTTTACGGTATAATTGAGTATGAAACATCGTGGTGATTTTCGAGATTTTGTGAGTGTACAGGCAGATAATGAAATGAGACTTTATCCATACGCCAAGGATCTTTATTATAGACCAGATGGAAATCTGATTATGACGATTGAAATCTACGATGACGAGAATACATACGAGCAGACTTTTGGATTCATGACAAGCGGGAAGCTTAAAGAATTTCTAGATCAGCTCTGGGATCAAGAGGAAGAATAATGGCAGTTAAAGGTTCAAGAACAAAAAGTATTGCTAAAGTAAAAAAACCTAAACCTGGAGCAGGTTCTGGTAAAAAAACAGAACGCATTTCTCCACAAGAAATTTCTAAATTTAAAAATGAAGTTCAAAAACAAAAATCAAAAGCAAACTTGGCTATAACTGCACGTTACAATAAATACACTGGCACGGGAACTACTAAAAGCGTAGGTGGACGAGAGTATGCAAAGGTTGCTGTACCAATTACAATTAATACTAATCTAAAAAAACCAAGAATAAAAGTCGGAAAAGTAAGTAAAAGATCAGGGTACCTTCCAAGACAAGTTTCTGGACGAAGAAAATTAGTAGAACAAAAAGGAATGAAATAATGGCTAATACTATTAAAAAACAACAAAAACAACAATTAAGAAAATATATAAATAAAGCTGCTAAAACTGTTAGAGTTACACAGCTTCCACGTGTAAAAGATTTAGGTACTTTAAGGCCAGCCAAACTAACCAGAACAAAAATTGTTGTAGATCCAGGCCAAACACGAGGACAACAGCTTAAAAAACAAAGATTAAAAAGAAAAATGAAAAAGAAGTAATGGCTAGAATAGTAGATGTAAATAAACACGGGATCAGAAGAGAAATTGATCACCAATGGAGGAAAAAGAAAAATGGCAGTAAAAAGAACTTCAAAACAAAAGGTTTTGAATCCAAAGAAAAAGCCTTACAAGGCCCCAGCCAGAGCAAATAAAGAGGGCATTGCGGCATCTGTATACGATATAGCTAAGGCTGGTCAAAATGCCAATCCTTTAGCCATTATTAGAATGATTAATGGTCGTAGAACCCCTATATCAACGGGCGGGAAATCAAGAAGTACTACCTCTACAACTAGAAGAAGAACAAGAACAATCAAGACTCAAGCTAGATCATATAGAGGAAGATAATGGCACTCAAAAGACCTAAGCTAATAAAGTATGGCAAAACATCTACAGGTGAGTATAAAGAATTACCTGGAAAGAGAAGAAAATCATCTGGCCTTCCAAAACCTTCAAAGCCTCCAAAGCCTAAGAAGGAAACAAAGACAAAGCTTAATAAAAGACTTGGCAGGATAGTGGTTTTGAATAATAAACCAAGCAGAAGATTGTCACCAGATCTAGATGTTGTTGCATTATCTAGGATAAAGAACGCTAGAAGGAAGAAATAACACGTATGCACAGTTTAACAGTTTGTTATTTATATAAACACGATATCAAATGTGCGCCCGTAAGTCAAATTTTATGCAAAAAGGATACATATCCATATGTCAATTTGTCGACATTTGGGAGGAATTAAATGGGATACGCAAAATATAACGAAGAACAAGTAAGCAATTTTATTGAATGTGCTAATGAAATGGGAATTGGGCCAGCAATGAGAGAACTAGGATATCCTGGCTCATATCATACTGCTAGTAAGTTCTATAAACAAAGAAATCTAGACATTCCGACCATTAATACATTAGCATCAATGTCAAAACAATTAGACATTTTCTATAAAGATAAAGAGAAAGTATTGGCGGCACAGGCAGTATTAGATAGATCTATAGAGAAACTATATCAAGAAGATCTATTGGCAGAAGATATCAATAAGTTATCAAATGCTATACATAAGGCTATACAAACAATTAATCTAATTGAAGGTAAATCAACTAACATTAATGAACAAAGAAATAAAGATGGATCTGATTTGGCTATTATAGACATATTGAATGAAGCTAAAATGAGAAATGAATCTATTAGACAAGCTATGACCACCCAAATTAATGAATAATTAAATTAATTTTTATTTGGAACTGTAAAAAAATTTGAAAGGTAAAAATGATAGATATAGCAAAAGTATTTGATGATATAGATCCTCTATTATTATCAATTCCAGAAGGCAGGCGGGAATTAACTAAATATGACCCTATGCTTTTTGCTTTGATCTATTTGCCAGAGCATTTGAAGAATGCAAATGGTGAAATTACACTTTCAGAGTTTCACTGGGCACTAGGTGAATATGGAAAGCAATGGATCACAAAGCCAACTACACCTAAGCAAAATAGAGATGCATTTATTGCACCTCGTGAATGTGGCAAATCTACATGGATCTTCTTGATTCTTCCTATGTGGGCCGCCGCCCACGGTCATATTAAATTCGTAGCTGCATTCTCAGATGCTGCTTCTCAGGCTGAGACGCACTTAATGACATTTAAGAACGAACTAGACACAAATGAATATTTAAGATTGGACTACCCTGAGTTATGTAGTCCTAAGTTATCTGGTGTGGGCAGGGCTATGGCTAATAATTCATGGCGTATTGTTCAATCAAATGACTTCATATTCGATGCCAACGGTATCGATACTAACTCTCTAGGTAAAAAGGTATTTGGACAACGCCCTGACCTTATTATTCTTGATGATATTGAGAAGGGTGAAAAGAATTACTCTGAATACCAGGCAGGTCGTCAAATGAATACAGTGTTTGACGACATTGCCCCTATGAATATTTACGCAAGAATGATTGTTGTGGGTACTACCACCATGCCTAATTCAATGATGGACCAATTACGTAAGTATGCAGATGGAGATAGAGATCAGTCTCTACAGTGGATTACAGACCAGAATGTTAATGTCCACTACTATCCAGCCATCCTACCCAACGATGATGGCTCAGAACGCTCCGTATGGCCTGAGAAATGGCCTCTAGAGTGGCTTCAAAGCCAAAGACACCTACGTGACTTCGCTAAAAACTATATGAATCGTCCTGTAAATACAGATGGTAACTTCTGGACATACGAAGACATCATATTAGATGAAGAGGAATATGGAAATACTATAATCTCCATAGACCCAGCAGTAACAAAGAATAAGATTTCTGACTATACAGGTATTGCGGTATTGTCTAGAGGCGAAGATGACAATATTTATGTCAGAGAAGCAATACAGTTAAAGGTTTCTCCTTCTGAATTAGCAGAAAGAGTAGAAGCCTTGGTAGACATTTATGATGCAGGAGTCATATATGTTGAAACAAACCAAGGTGGAGATCTATGGTACGATGTGTTTAAGGACATACCAGTACGATATAGATCAGTAAAACAATCAGTATCAAAGCAAATACGTGCAGGAAAGGCATTAAACTTCTATCAACAAGGTAAGGTTAGACATACTAATCATTTCCCAGCCCTTGAAGAGCAAATGTTTTCTTTTCCAAAGGTATCCCACGACGACGTTCTTGACGCAGTTGTTTCTGGAGTGTTATACTTTTTAGACAACAAGGCGCCTAAAGTATTTGCAAAACAATTAAGTTATTTAAGGAGATAAGATGAAAGACGTAAGAGTAGCCCTTGAACAAATTATCACAAAACGAGAAGGTTATAAGCAAGCTGAGGCGTATTATGAAGGCGTAAACGCTGAGGTATTTGCAAATCAACGCTGGTTTAAGCTATTTCGCTACGAGGGCAGCGATTTTAGATTTAATTTTTCTAAAACAGTAGTAGATGCAGTTCTAAATCGTTTGGAAATCAAGCAAGTCATGGCAGGAACAGAAGAAGCTATGGACTATATTGATACTATTTGGGATCAGACAGACATAAAGCTTGATATTAACGAAATTCATAGAAATGCGCTTGTCTATGGAGATTCATATGCAATTGTTTGGCCAAACGAAAATGGAGAACTAACAATTGACTACAACTCACCAATGACAACATGTGTAGTTTATAGCCAAGAGAATCCTCGTGAAAAAGAATTTGCAGCTAAACTATGGCAAATAACTTCTAACAACCAGAAGATTCTTAAACTAAACATGTATTATCCAGATCGCATTGAGAAATATGTTGGATATGGAGACATTGACCTAGTTTCACACCAAATGAACATGACTGCGATGGAAACAATCCCAAATCCATGGGGTGAGATTCCAGTATTCCACTTCCGCACACACAAGCCATTTGGAAGACCAGAACATGCTGATGCATACGGTCCACAAGATGCTATTAATAAGCTTATTTCAACACACATGTTGACTGTAGATTATCAGGGTGCACCACAGCGTTATGCGCTTGCTGCAGGAGGAAATTCAAACGAATTTGATGATTTCTCTGATGATGATACAGCAAGAGAGAACTTGGCAGCCCTACAAAATGGTCCAGGTGAACTATGGTATCTACAAGGTGTCTCATCTGTTGGACAATTCCCAGCAGCAGACCCAGGTATCTTTACAAATCCAGTAATTGAATATGTCAACGCAATGGCATCAATTACATCAACACCAAATCATTACTTCATGAGAGGAGCAACACTTCCATCAGGACAGGCACTTCGTGTGGCTGAAGCTCCTTTATTCAAGAAAGTACTAAATAGACAGCTTTCATTCGGTTCAACATGGAGAGACTTGTTCAAATTCATGTTTAAGATTGAAAATATTCCAGCTGATGTAGAAATCAAATGGGAAAATGCAGAATCAGTAGATTCGCTAGACAATTGGGATATAGCAGTTCGCAAGAAGTCAGTTGGTGTAGGTTTATACCAGATTCTTCTTGAGGCAGGTTATGACCCAGAAATTGCAGATGCAATTGTAGCTGAGTCGCAGGCACAACAGGGCTTGCCACCAGTTCCTACATCTGAAGTTGTAAACGCACACAATTACGCTCTAGAGCAACAGGCTATGGAACGTGCTTATGCCCTAAATCAGGAGCAAGGCGAAGTTAATCCTTAATTGGACGATTAGGAGAATAAAATGGAAAATGAACTCGTAGAAGGTACATCTACAGAGATCAAAGACCCAGTAGCAGTTTTGGCTGCTCTGGATCGTGCAAAAAATGACGCTAAGCGTTTTAGAATGGAAAAGGAAGCGGTAGAGGCAGAAATTGCTGCTACTAGAGAAAGAGCTAACTTAGTACAAACTAAACTTAAGAATGACAAGATAATTAGACAACTCATGGAAAATGGGGTTCCTAATGCTGATAAATTGCTTAAGTATATTAAAACATCAGAAATTAATTTAACTGATGATTTTGAAATCGAAGGATTGGATAGCCAATTGGATGCCCTTAAAACGGATTTCCCTGAACTATTTGACCCTAAGAAAATTGTCGGCGGACGTGCTGATTCTGGAGTATCTTCATCTGTTGATTCTCCGCTATCTGCAACCGAATTACAGGCAAAATACGTGCTTGGAGAAATTATTTAGTGTATAATAGATGTGTGCAAGCTAGATGGACGTTTAGGCTTGCAGACAGAAATATTTGGACGAATATTAATCTCAAGCTAACAAAATCTAACTTATGAAAAGGATAAAACTATAATGGCAAGACAAGAACTTACTGTCGCTAATGGTTATATCATCGAAGAGCACAGCTCCAACGTTGTTCAGGCTGCATTGCAGAATTCTGCAATTGAAAGCCAAGCACGTCGTGAGCCAATGGCAACTTCTGTGAAGCGTGTTCCACGTTTCGTTGGAGATGCTCCAGCAGTTTATGCTGAAGGTGCGACAATCGGTGAATCATCTGTAACTCTAGACGACATCACCCTAACAGCTCGTAAGTGGGCTAAGATTATGCACATCTCTGAAGAGGATATGAATGACTCATTCATCGATGTACTTAATACATACAAGACTCAGTGGGCAACCAACTGGGCAAAGAAATTCGACAACGCATGCCTTGGTGTGACAGTTGCAGGAGACGGAACAGACACAGCACCATATACTTCTGTATATCGTGAAGTTTCACAGTACAACTCAGCTTCTAACCTCATCCAAACAGCAGGCGCTGTTACATTCGCAGACTTGAACGATGTTCTTTCAAAGATCGAACAATCTTCATACTTTGATGCAGCTAAGACAGCATTCATCATCCACCCATCATTCCTAGGAACTCTTCGTGGCCTTGTTGATGACAACAATCGCCCAATTCTTCAGGATCCACTAGGTGCTCGTGGAGCAACTCTATTCGGCTACCCAGTAGTCGTATCAGCAGGCGCTGCTACATCTTCAGCTGCTTCAGCTGCACCAGCAGGAAATCCACTTTTGATCGTTGGTAACACCGATCTTATGGTTAACGGTGTTCGTGCAGGCATCGAATCTATGGTATCGAAGGATGCTAAATTTGACACAGATGGAGTTCTTCTTAAGGTTCGTGCACGTCGTGCATTCGCTGTTGCTAAGCCAGAAGGCTTTGCAATCGTTGAGAAGACTTCAGCGTAAGGAGGAAATAACTAATGGCTTCTAAACTATACGGAAATTTCCTACTTAAGGCTCTAAATAAGGAAGTTGATTTTGATTCAGATACCATCAAGGTAGCTCTTCTTTCATCTTCTTACACACCAGATCAGGACGCTCATGACTACTTCAACGATGTTTCTACATACGAAGTATCAGGAACAGGTTATACTGCTGGTGGAGCAACTTTAGCTTCTAAAACAGCTACATACGATTCAAGCACAAACGTAATCGTACTTGATGCTGCTGACGTTACTTGGTCATCATCTACAATCACAGCTCGTTATGCTGTTGTATATGATTCAACAGGTACTGCAAGCACATCAGCACTAATTGGTTATGTAGACTTCGGTTCAGACCAGTCTTCAACCAACGGTAACTTCACAATTACATGGGATTCGACAGGCATAGTTCGAATCACAGTAGCGTAAGGATACCCTAAATGAATGTAAAGGTTGAGGTCGGCGTTATGCAAGTATCTGCTTGCATCAATGAGTCCAAAACAATTGTCGTAGCAACCACCCCCCGTTTGTTGTCATATGCTCCGATTGTTTCCGACCTCACCTTTACCCCTTCAGTAACAGTAAATGGTGGAAGCATTTCATCAATACCAGCAGATAAGAAATTGTTAGGAGTTATGGCTGCCTAACCGCAGCCTATTTTTATGTCATTATATTCTCAAAGAGTAGCACAAGATAATCCAGTATTATATTTTGAAAACAATTCAAGCGGGGTCAACAATACTGGCTCACGTACTCCAACAATTAGTACAGGCACATCAAACGTATTTTATTCAACTGGAGGAGTTGCAAATAGTCCCTACATTTACGTCGGTGACTATAACGATAGTAATTATGGATTTGAATATTCAGACTCAACAACAACATTTAATGACAAAGCGTTTTCTATAACAGGTTGGTTTAAAGTATCTGCATCAGATAATCAACAAGCATTTAACTGGATTTTTCATACTGGAACATCTGGAAACGGAATTAATATTGACGTAAATCAGTCACTTGCATATTTAAGTGCAACGCCCAATGGGTTTACTAATCAGGTAAGTTCACCTGGAGTTTCTCTTAATGCATGGCATCATTTTGCTTGGACCGTAGATTCTACAAATATGAAACTATATATTGATGGAAGTCTTGTTTCCACAGCATCAACACCATCTACAATATCAATGGATTCACAAGTTAAATACTGGATGCGATGGACTTCAAGCGGAACAACCAGATATGGTGCTACGGGTAATTATGATGAATTGGCAGTATTTGATTCAACTCTTTCAGCAACAACAATTGCTGAACATTATGCAGCAGGATTTGCTATAGGTTATTCAGCTACTCCAGCTACAGCATCAGCATTAGCTGTTCAACCAACTACTATAATTGATAGTGGATATGTGGCACAAGCAGCAACAGCATCTGCCACATTTGCAGAAGCATCTTGGAACTTTGTTAATCTTCCACAAATGCTTGATACCTATATGCAAACATTGTCATTTGAGCAATGGTATAGATTTGATCAGCCTAAGAAAATCCGTAACTATGGAACTGGCGGAAATGCTGAAACAGCATGGGCATTTAACGGATCAGCTACGACAGATATTCTGGGCGGAAGACAGGGTTCAGGTGCATTAGTAATTTATGGACAACAAGGTAATACAGTTCCACTTGCATTTGGAGTTAACCAACCATACTCTACAGAAATTACAGATAATGAATTTGCAATTGGTTTTTGGTTTAAAGCAGAATCTGGATTTGGTGACAAATTAGCAGATATTATTAAATATTACAATCCATTTGGATCAGATTATTATAATTTAAGAATTAGAAATACTGGATATGTAGAATGGACAATGCAAGGAAATCAGCAAAATCAAGTTGTTCATTTAACAAATGTGGCTGATGGAAATTGGCACTTTATTCATGCAAGAGCATCTACTTCAGGTAATACAATTTCCATAAATGTTGATAATGGAACTGCCGTATCTACAACTACTAATGGAACTTGGCCATCTGTTTCTGCTTTAACTTTTGGAAATGTATTAAACTCAGGAACTAATAATAAAAAGGGTTACATTTCTCATTATTGGGTAAACGGATATAGCACAATTACCAGCACTCAAATTGGCAACATGATTACATATGCTGGTACACCAATTCAAGCTGCAACAATATTGCCAGAACCAACAGTTAAATTTACAAATGCCTATAATGATTATATTCAAGCCAATGGTTCAACAATTGAGTTTAGAATGGATGAAGCTACGGGAACACCTGTAAACTTTGGAACAATAGATTCATTGTCCATTGGTTTAAATGGATCAAATGTAAGTTATTTACAACCAACAGTAAATAGATATGCTTATAAATTTACAAATGCTAATACTTATCTACAAGGTGACTGGACTGCCGCTTCTGGTACATTTAGCACAAATGCTCAACAAACCATGGTTGTTAGATTTAAATCAAATGGCTATAAATCATTTGAACAAATTCTTGGATCTACTGGTATGTTTGGATTTCTTGGAACTGGTATTACAATAGCATTAGGTGCTAATAATGGACATATTTCTGCCAGATTAAATAAAGGATTTGGTCCAACAGATACAGAAACAATTACATGGTCAACAAACGTAGCAGATAACGAGTGGCACCTTGCGGTAGCTTGCAAGTCTGGTTCTAACTTTACATTATATGTAGATGGTAAACAAAGAGCACAAATTACTAACTCAGCAATTACACCTGCAAACTCTGGAACATGGGGTGTTGCAGCTGAAGGTAAATATAATGGAACAGGGTCAAATACTAAAGAATTATATATTGATGAATTTGCAGTATTAGCTACTGAAATTACGGCTGCAGAAGCATTTGAGATGTATCAGGCAATTTCATTAGACACAGATAATGAAATATCAGCATTAATGGTTAATCCTACATACTCAGCTGGATATGGCCCAACAATTGCAGCAGCTCCAATGATTGCAACTGCTGCAGAAGGAGCGGTATTCCCATTTGTAGTTCCATTAACTGGACAAGCATTATTCCAGCAACCTAACTTTGAGGCTACAAAGAATACAAGCAATGCTGTAACCGCATGGACAGCATCTGCATTAATGGAAGACATAACATTTTCAATTGGTGAATTTAACGGTGCTCAACACATGGAAGCAACTGCTACATTCCCACAACCACAATTATTTATTCCAGGATTCTGGTTCGACAACCCTAAGATTGCTACAGCTGAAATGGTTCAGCCAACAGTTGTTACAACTCTTGGAGCGCTAATCAAGCCACAAAGCTTAAATGCCAAGGCTATGTTTGCATTGCCTCCAGCATATTATTTAGCAAGTGATGATAAGTGGTATCAAGCACTTCTTAATGTAGATTATCAAACTCCATCAGTTGCTGGAAAGATTACATTCTTTAATACCAACGATACTATTTATGTAGGTGGAGCGTATGATGGATGGCAAGCAAGACAACCAAGTGCTGGATACAATTTAGTTAATTCTCCACTTCCAGCAGCGTATGCTGGTGTTGTTGATAATCAAGGCAGAAAAGCATTAAATATTAGAAATATTGAATTAACTTATACACCTAATGAATCATATTCAGGTGGCTGGACATTAGAAACAATGTTTAGAACCACGAAAAAGAATCAATATATCGCTACTGGATATTTATTGGGAGACACAACAAGCTCCGTATCAAGAAATAAGCGTTCTGGAATTAGACTTAAAGATGGAAAGATTGCCTTTATAAATGAAAAAGATACATCTCTTGGATATTTGAAATCTTCAGATTCTATAGCATTTACTGGATATAAAGATATTGCAGACGGAGAATGGCACCATCTCATTATTCAGCTTAGAAATGATGGTGTTGATGCAAATAATGCTCGTCTACAGGTATGGATTGATGGACAACTTGATATTCAAAGATTTGGATTACGTTCATATTCACCTAATCAAATTGGATTTAACTCAAGTGATGTTGATGCTTATTCTGATTTTGACATGTCGGCAATATCAATTAATAAGAGATCATATGTTCTTGAAAAAGAAATTCTTATTAACTATCTTGCAGCTATTGATGTTACTCCAATTGAAGTACCAGTAGCCAAGGCATCTGCAGACTTTGGAAAAGAAACAAAGGCATCTGGAAATAGAGGTAGAGCATTGATGCTTTACTTCTGGCCAACTGCTTCTGAACAGCTTAAAGGAGTATATACATATACCAACTTTACAAGCGATGAAGCTGCAAATACTCTTACAACAATGGATTATTACACATCACCACCTCAAGAATATGAAGGTTGGGACGTATTCCCAGTAGATGTTACTGGGCGCTTTGTATCAGAATTAGTAAAACCTGAAGCATATGGCGTTGAAAACATAAAGCTTACAACATTTAGCTCTTATGTTGGCCCTTGGGATGGACCTAATACAAAAACATATTTGGTAAATAGCAGAGGAACATTTGTAAATCCAGTAACAGATGCCGCAAGATATATTGATCTAATTAATGATATTGATTTATCTCAATTTGATATGATTTTCTTTAAGAACTATCCAAATGATCCTAAAGAAAAGGATGCATTTACTGGATCAGAAATTGTTGATGCATACTTTAATTTAAGAGAATCAAAATTGTTTGAAGACTTTTTAAAGAGTCTTCGTGCAGCAGTAGATACTGGTGTGTCTCTGATGGTTTCAAGTGCACAACTTGCTCTTGATCTTAAGATTGTTGACCGTGTAGAAGTTGTTCCAGCTATGGATGACAATATTGGTCAGGGTAATTATAGTGATCCATATGCGCCAACACAAATGTTTGGCATTGAAGGCGCAGTAGACCTTCCAGTACCTCCAGAATATGATGAACCACTTGGATGGGAAGATACTTGGAAGAATAACAGGACCAGAATTGTAAATACTCATCCTGGAATAACAGATTATCCTGCATTGGTTAAAACACAATTTGCGTTTTGGCGAGCAACAGACGAATTCCGTTGGGGTGCACCAGATAGACCATTTGCAAGATATGAACATAAAAATGCTCTTGCCGTTGGTGATGAATTTGTAATTTCAACAACTGGAGGAGATGGTAATAAATCTACTACATATTTAGCTACTCCATTTGAAAATGTAAAGGCTGGAAAGATTATTACAGCATTTGCCAATACAGTTCGTAGAGGATTAGATTTAATTGACAATCCTTATAAGAATTATGCACAATCTATTATCCTTGAGCCAGGAGATGTTCTTGATGGGCGTCAGGTTGGTGGAAAGATTTATGTAAACTTTACTGAAGAAATTAATAAGGTTACAGAAACTGGTTCTATTGAACTTACAAGCGATTACTGGGTAAATTATGCATATGAAAATGGAGCAATTGATATTGCTGCAAGAAATGATCTTTTACAACAAGACTTTGTTCAAACTGAGACTCCATATTGGTCATTAAACGGTATGCATATTTTACAACAAGCTGGCGCACAATATGAACTTGATACAGACTTTGAAAAACCTGGTGTTCAAAAGAAGGCAGTAAAGACTAGAAAGATTAATAAAGCTGGTGGACTGTCATTCACTTCAGTACCAACTGGCGGAGTATTCTTCTCCAGCACATATGCATGGCAATATCCAATGATCAATTTTGAAGTGCCATCAATGCCTACAAGAGGATTCCGCTGGTTGTCTAATAGAGAAGTTCTAGAAGGAACAGTTATCCGCCCAGTATCTATGGATGCTACAGCACAAATGCCAAATGCATTAGCTGTCCCAGATAAGGGAGCTTCATTTAGAACACAATCAATGGTTGCTGCTGGATACTTACCAGAAACACAATTTAGTTCAGGCACACGTACAATTCCTGTACTTCCTATGACTGCAAATGCTACAATTGTAAAGCCAGGGTCAACAATTGGAGTAACGCCAATGACTGCAACTACTGGAATGTTTATAAATAATAGAGCAATTGTTGCTGCAGAAGATCAGGTAATACTATACTTGATGCACGTAGACCCAATACTATACATAAGAGAGGACGTAATCAAATGATTAGTCAATACTGGATAAACCAGATCCCTGCTAGGCCTCTTTCGATTCAAGTAAAGGACCAGGATGGAAACAATGTTAACCTCTCTCCTTATACTACAATCGCAGCGGTTCTATTAGGATCAAGAAATGAAGAAATAAGCTTAACAGGCTCAACACTTAACACAAGCGGAAAAGAATATGGAACCATCATATTTGAATGGCCAACAGATCGTAGTCTTTTTGAATACCCTGGAGACTATGTTTTCCAGCTTAAATTGAGCGGAACAGGAAAATTAGATTTCACAACAACTCATACACTAAGAGTTCGTGAATTAGGAAGGAGATTTAGATAATGTTTAGTACTGTTAATAGCGTAAAAGAATATACTGGATACGATGTAACAATGCCATTAATTGCAAGAGCTCAGGCAATTGTAGAAATTTATATTGGTAGAGATGAAGTAGATATTGAATCTGCATCTGATTTAATTTTGCTTGATAAAATTACTTCATATCAAACAGCTTATATGCTTGAAAATGAAGATGTTGTTTTTAAACAAGCAGCATTAACAAGTCAAGGCCAAACAGATGCAATTGTTAACTTTGATACTAGAATGATGTCACCATTTATGTCACCATTAGCAATAATTGCTGCTAATGGACTTTCATGGAATAGATCCAGAAGCTACAGAACTGGCAAAATATTTCAATGGCCGACACGCATGGACTGGAGAACTCTATAATGTTGTTTGACACACTCAGAAGAGCCAAATATAATTATACTGCAGACTATTATGGCTATAGAAGAGTAACTTCTGCGGACGGAACAGTAACAGAAAATATTTATGAAACAATTCCAAGTCCAATCATACTTGCATTAAGTACAACATTTATAGGAGATATAGTTATATTAACTAATTCTAAATTACAAAAAGCTGGTTATTTGGCCAACATAAGAGATAGAAATGGAAATGAAATTTATGATGAAGGTCAGTGGGAAATCAAATCCACACAGCCAGTAGTCAATGCTTTAGGTTTTGTAGAAGGATATAAATATAAAGCAAAAATTATTTCTGGTGATGTTTAATGGCTAGAGGACGTTTTAGATTTGCTGTAAGATATATAGGAAGACAAGTATTTGGTTCAAAACGTCTGAATAGAAGATCAAACGGCAGAAGAGATGGGTATGACAGTTTATTTGATGCCGCAAAAGATATTAATAATGCCCGTGGTGGATATTTAGATGATAATCTTTGGGAAGAAGCTTATACTGATGTAATTGATTCACAAAAAGATAAAGCTGGAAATGCAGGACAAGAAACACTTTTAGGTGATGATTATTTTGCTAATCATGCAAAAGATTATTGCAGAACAAATGGAAAAGATTATAATCCAGAAGATTTTATTTCTTATGTTCAAAATCATTTAGGCGATGAGTATTATAATGCAATAAGTGAAATTACAGAAGAGTGCGCTAATGAATTGTATGAAGCGTGGGATCAATCATATGCTGGAGATAACATCGGCGAAAAGATGTTTGGTGATTATACTCCAAAGAATAACAGAGTGTATGGCAGCACTGCTGGTGCAGCTGCTGCATATAGAGCGGCAGCTATTAGAAATGGATACAAAGCTCCGACTTCAGCGGCAAACAGACAATTTAATTCAGAAAAAAATAGACAGTCTCTTATTTCAAGATTTGGAACTGGACCTACAAAGGCATGGAAATCTGGTGATAGCATCCGAAATAATCCTGGATATAGTGCATACAGACAAGCTGCTCTTAGAAATGGAAAAACATTAAGGCCATGACACAGACACAAGCAATATTAGGTATAGTTGTGTCCGTTATGTCCGTTTTAGCAGGATTTACGGCATTCGTTAAATGGCTTGTTAAACATTATTTATACGAACTTAGACCTAATGGTGGTGGATCAATGAAAGATCAGATTAATAGACTTGAACAACGCATTGACCACATCTTTGAAATAATATCCCAAAAATAGTTTGACACAATAAGTCTGTTATAGTATACTTATGCTATTCCTAGAGAGGGGATAGTAATGGACTATATGTCATATATAAGAGCAATTCGCTCTTCAGACTTACCAAGTAATGCCAGGCTGACAGCTATAATAATAGCATCTCATTTTGATTTTTCAAAGGGTGATCCAGCCTTTCCAAGTAATAAATTATTAGCCAAAGAAACAGGCTTAAGTATTTCTACCATTGTTAGAGCTAAGAGGGTATTGTCAGAGAGAGCATACCTATACTCACAGATGCGATGGGATAACTCATGTGAATACACCCCTATGCTCCCTGAGAGCAGACCCTATAGTCATGGTGAGAAACTAAATACACATATAAATACACATATAAATACAAATATAAATACACATAGAAATATGAAGGATTCTAACGAATCCTTGGTTATAAATAATATAAATGTTCAGCCAGAGGATATTCTGGTATTAGAAGAACAAAGTTCCGCCGCCGCCCGAATTATTGAGGAGGATTGGTTGTCATGGTAGAACAAGAAGGCGCAATTTATTGGTGTGATGATTGTGATGAATTTATTAGATACGATAAAGTCTGTGCAAATTGCAACAGCAAAGGATCAGTAGTAGGATGGATGAAAACAAATGAAGAAGTGTAGTGGATGTAAAGTAGAAAAAGCAGTAACAGAATTTAATTTAGATAAACAATCTAAAGATGGCTTTCAGGCATACTGTAAAGCTTGTCACAAGGCCCATCATAAGGCCTACAGGGAGGCTATAAAGGCCGAAAAGGCAACGGTGTATGTAACTAGTAAGGTCTGCCTAGATTGTGGCCTAGAAAAGCCTCGTAGCCAGTTTGGTGTAAAAAACAATGTTAAGGATAAATTAAATTCTTATTGCAAGCCGTGTTGGAGACAAAGATCAGTTATAGCGTTAAGGAAATTCAATGAGAAGAAGAAAAAATGACACATATGATGCGACGGGCAGAACAGGAAAAGAAGCAGCCGTTATAAGATCATTCTGGTGTGACTACACAATGGAACAGGTTAAGCAAATGTCGCAGGAAGAGTTAGATAAATCCATTAGTGATTCTTTAGATAGATATGCAGCAGAAAGAATGAAGATGGACAAAAGATGGGACTGGCCAATTCCTCAAGGATGGTCCTTAATAAAGAGAAACAAAAAGTCTCTTGACAAGAAAGACAAAAATATAATATAATTATCTTATTCATTACTTCCCTTACTAGGTTATGAATATATATATAGACTGACAACCCCACAAACCAATTAAGGAAGTCAGTCAGGGGTCCAGGGTTCGGCCAATTGTCCCTGGGCCCCTTCTCTTATTATTAAGGTATAATAGTACTATAATGCAAGGATGTATTATCTAGTGAGACATCGTGGAGATTTCAGAGATTTCGTGAGTGTACAGGCAGATAACGAGATGAGACTATACCCATATGCCAAAGATCTATACTATAGACCAGATGGCAATTTGATTATGACAATCGAAATATATGACGACGAAAACACATACGAAAAGACTTTTGGGTTTATGACAAGCGGTCCACTAAAGGAATTCCTAGATCAACTATGGGATCAGGATGGAGAAAATGGGGCGGGATGGCTAGAATAATAATAGACACCAATAAACACGGAATAAGAAGAGAAACCAATCTAGATGCCCTATATAAAGCAAAGATTAAAAAAGATCAAAAGAAGAAAGCTTGGCTAGAAAAGAAAAACAAAACTAAATAGTTTTATTATATATATAACGAGTCTATCAAATGAGGGCCCGTAATGTCAAATTAACGGTAAACGGATATATATATAAGTCGATTTGTCGACATTTGGAGGAATTAAATGGGATATCCCACATTTACAGAAGAACAAATTAGCACATTTATAGAGACGGCTAATGAAATGGGCATTGGTCCAGCTATGAGATATTTAGGATATCCTAAGTCATATCATACATCTAAGAAGTTCTATACACAAAGAAATCTAGATATGCCTACAGCTAATACATTAGCATCAATGTCAAAACAATTAGACATCTTCTATAATGATAAAGAGAAGGTCCTTGCAGCACAGGCTGTTATAGACAGGGCGGTAGAGAAACTATACGAAGAAGACCTATTGGCAGATGATATAAACAAACTATCTAATAGCATACATAAGGCTATACAAACAATTAATCTAATAGAAGGTAAATCAACTAACATTAATGAACAAAGAAATAAAGATGGATCTGATTTGGCTATAATAGATATATTAAATGAAGCCAAAATGAGATCTAAATCTATTAAAGAATCATTACATGCAAATATATCTCAGAATGTGGACCACCCACTTGACAAATAAATTTATTTTTATTATTTTTGCATACGTAAATAAATTTGGACAGTAAAAATGAATAGTATAACAAACTATCTTGATGACATTAATCCAAAATTATTATCAATTCCAGAAGGCAGGCGGGAACTTACTAAATATGACCCTATGCTTTTTGCTTTGATCTATTTGCCACATCATTTGAAGAATGGCAATGATGAATTAACGTTATCTGAATTCCACTGGGATCTGGCTGAATATGGCAAGACTTGGATAAATAAACCAACTGAACCTAAATCAAATAGAGATGCTTTTATAGCCCCCCGTGAATGTGGTAAATCTACATGGATATTTCTTATATTACCTATGTGGGCTGCCGCCCATGGTCATGTTAAGTTTATTGCTGCATTTTCAGATGCTGCTTCTCAGGCTGAGACGCACTTAATGACATTTAAGAATGAACTGGAGACAAATGAATATCTCAAATCAGATTATCAAGAACTATGCACACCTAAAGCTGTCGCTTCAACTGGGCGTTCCCTTGCATCAAACTCTTGGCGTATTATTCAAGCAAATGATTTTATCTTTGACGCTAATGGTATTGATACTAACTCATTGGGTAAAAAGGTCTTTGGTCAACGCCCTGACCTTATTATTCTTGATGATATTGAGAAGGGTGAAAAGAATTACTCTGAATATCAAGCTGGCAAGCAAATGAATACTGTATTTGATGATATTGCTCCTATGAATATTTATGCCAGAATGATTATTGTTGGTACCACCACCATGCCTAATTCAATTATGGATCAATTTAGAAAGTATTCACAGGGAGATAGAGATCAGGCTTTATCATGGATTACAGACCAGAATGTACGTGTCCACTACTATCCAGCCATCCTATCTAATGATGATGGCTCAGAACGCTCTGTATGGCCTGAGAAATGGTCTTTAGAATGGCTTCAAAGCCAAAGACATCTAAGAGATTTTGCTAAAAACTATATGAACCGTCCTGTAAATACAGATGGTAACTTCTGGACATTTGAAGATATTATTATTGGAGAATCAGAGTTTGGAAATACAATCATTTCTATTGACCCAGCTGTGACTAAAACAAAGATTTCTGACTATACAGGTATTGCTGTATTGAGCAGAGGAGAAGATGACAATATTTATGTAAGAGATGCTTTTCAGCTGAAAGTATCTCCTTCTGAATTGTCAGAACGGGTAGCCGCATTGGTGGAGCTATATGATCCTGGAGTCATATATGTTGAAACAAACCAAGGTGGAGACCTATGGCAAGACGTATTTAAGGATATTCCTGTAAAATATAGATCTATAAAGCAATCAGTATCAAAGCAAATACGTGCTGGTAAAGCTTTAAACTTCTATCAACAGGGAAAAGTAAGGCATACTGCACACTTTCCAGCGCTTGAGGAACAAATGTTTTCGTTTCCAAAGGTGTCTCATGATGACGTTCTTGATGCTGTAACATCTGGTGTTCTATATTTTCTAGATAATAAGGCACCAAAAGTATTTGCAAAGCAGTTAAATTACTTAAGGAGATAATATGTCAGACATTAAAATAGCCCTTGAGAATATTTTGACCAAAAGAGAAGGTTATCAGAAAGCTGAAGCCTACTATGAAGGTGTAAATGGCGAAGTATTCGCTAATCAACGCTGGTTCAAGGTATTTCGATATGAGGGAAGCGATTTTAGATTCAATTTTAGCAAGACAGTTGTAGATTCAGTTCTCAACCGCCTTGAAATCAAGCAAATCCTGGCTGGAACAGAACAAGCAATGACTTACATTGATGAAATCTGGAATCAAACAGATCTAAAGCTTGATATTAATGAAATTCACCGTAATGCTCTTGTATTTGGTGATTCATATGCAATTGTATGGCCAGATGAAACTGGAACATTAGCAATTGATTACAACTCACCTATGAGCACAACCATTATCTATAGCCAAGATAATCCTCGTCAGAAGGAATTTGCGGCTAAGATTTGGCAAGTATTGGATGGAAATACAAAGCTTATTAAACTAAACATGTATTATCCAGATCGTATTGAGAAGTATATGGGATATGGCGATATTGATACAATTACCAATAACATAAACCTCTCATTGATGGAAACAATTCCAAATCCATGGGGAGAAATTCCTGTATTCCACTTCCGCACACATAAACCATTCGGAAGACCAGAACATGCTGATGCATATGGTCCACAGGATGCAATTAACAAGTTAATCTCAACTCACATGTTCACCGTTGATTATCAAGGTGCTCCACAGCGCTATGCATTATCAAATGGCGGTAGTTCATCTGAATTAGATGATTTCTCAGAGGATGATACAGCTAGAGAGAACATTGGTGCCCTACAAAATGGCCCAGGTGAACTTTGGTATTTACAAGGAGTCTCATCTGTTGGACAATTCCCAGCAGCTGATCCAGCAATATTTACAGAACCAGTAATGGAATATGTAAATGCGATGGCATCAATTACATCAACTCCAAATCATTATTTCTTGAAGGGCTCAAACATTCCTTCAGGCCAAGCACTTCGTGTAGCTGAAGCACCTTTATTCAAGAAGGTACAAAATCGTCAGCTTGCATTTGGTTCAACCTGGAGAGACTTATTTAAGTTCATGTTCAAGATTGAAAACATTCCTGCAGACGTAGAAGTTAAGTGGGAAAATGCAGAGTCAATTGACTCATTAGATAATTGGGATATCGCAGTTCGCAAGAAGTCTGTAGGTGTAGGATTACGCCAGATTCTTCTTGAGGCAGGATATGATCCAGAAATCGCAGATGCAGTTGTGGCAGAATCCATGAATCAACAAGGATTACAAGCAAATCCAACATCTGAAGTAATAAATGCACATAACTATGCGCTTGAACAAGCTGCCATAGAAAGAGCCACTGTCCTAGATCAGGAACAGGGCGATATAGAACCTTAATTGGACGATTAGGAGAAATAAATGGAAAATGAACTCGTAGAAGGTACGTCTACAGAGATCAAAGACCCAGCGGCAGTATTAGCTGCTCTGGACCGTGCAAAAAATGACGCTAAGCGTTTTAGAATGGAAAAGGAAGCGATAGAAGCAGAAATTGCGGCTACAAAAGAAAAGGCTAACCTTATTCAGACTAAACTTAAGAATGACAAGATAATTAGACAACTTCTTGAAAATGGAGTTCCTAATGCTGATAAATTACTTAAGTATATTAAGACATCGGAAATTAATTTGACTGATGACTTTGAAATCGAAGGATTGGAAGCTCAATTAGAGGCCCTTAAAACGGACTTCCCTGAATTATTTGATCCTAAGAAAATTGTTGGAGGTAAAGCTGATTCTGGAGTAGCCAATACAATTGATGCTCCTATGTCTGCCACCGAATTACAAGCAAAATATGTACTTGGAAAGTGATATAGTGTATAATATATATGTGCAAGCTAGATGGACGTTTAGGCTTGCAGACAGAAATATTTGGACGAATATTAATTCTCAAGCTAACAAAATCTAACTTATAAAAGGATAAAACTATTATGGCAAGAACAGAACTTACTGTCGCTAATGGTTACATAATCGAAGAGCACAGCTCAAACGTTGTTCAGGCTGCATTGCAGAATTCTGCAGTTGAAAGCCAAGCACGTCGTGAGCCAATGGCAACTTCTGTGAAGCGTGTTCCACGTTTCGTTGGAGATGCTCCAGCAGTTTATGCTGAAGGTGCAACAATCGGTGAATCATCTGTAACAATTGACGACATCACCCTAACAGCTCGTAAGTGGGCTAAGATTATGCACATCTCAGAAGAGGATATGAATGACTCTTTCGTAGATGTTCTTAATACATACAAGACTCAGTGGGCAACCAACTGGGCAAAGAAATTCGACAACGCATGCCTTGGTGTGACAGTTGCAGGAGACGGAACAGACACAGCACCATATACATCTGTATATTGTGAAGTTTCACAGTACAACTCAGCTTCTAACCTCATTCAAACAGCAGGCGCTGTTACATTCGCAGACTTGAACGATGTTCTTTCAAAGATCGAACAATCTTCATACTTTGATGCAGCTAAGACAGCTTTCATCATTCACCCATCATTCCTAGGAACTCTTCGTGGCCTTGTTGATGACAACAATCGCCCAATTCTTCAGGATCCACTAGGTGCTCGTGGAGCAACTCTATTTGGCTACCCAGTAGTCGTATCAGCAGGCGCTGCTACATCTTCAGCTGCTTCAGCTGCACCAGCAGGAAATCCACTTTTGATCGTTGGTAACACCGATCTTATGGTTAACGGTGTTCGTGCAGGCATCGAATCTATGGTATCTAAGGATGCTAAATTTGATACAGATGGAGTTCTTCTCAAGGTTCGTGCACGTCGTGCATTCGCTGTTGCTAAGCCTGAAGGCTTTGCAATCGTTGAGAAGACTGCATAAGGAGGAAATAACTAATGGCTTCTAAACTATACGGAAATTTCCTACTTAAGGCTCTAAATAAGGAAGTTGATTTTGATTCAGACACTATCAAGGTGGCTCTTCTTACATCTTCTTATACACCAGATCAGGACGCTCATGACTACTTCAACGATGTTTCTACATATGAAGTAACAGGAACAGGTTACACATCTGGTGGAGCTACTTTGGCTTCTAAAACAGCTACATACGATTCTGCAACAAACGTAATCGTACTTGATGCTGCTGACGTTACTTGGTCATCATCTACAATCACAGCTCGTTATGCTGTTGTATATGATTCAACAGGTACTGCAAGCACATCAGCTCTAATTGGTTATGTAGACTTCGGTTCAGACCAGTCTTCAACCAACGGTAACTTCACAATTACATGGGATAGCACAGGTATTGTGCGTATCACAGTAGCGTAAGGATACCCTAAATGAATGTAAAGGTTGAGGTCGGCGTTATGCAAGCAAATGCTTGTTTTAATGAGTCCAAAACAATTGTCGTAGCAACCACCCCTTACTTGTTGTCATATGCTCCGATTGTTTCCGACCTCACCTTTACCCCTTCAGTAACAGTAAACGGTGGAAGCATTTCTTCTATACCAGCAGATAAGAAATTGTTAGGAGTCATGGCTGCCTAACCGCAGCCTATTTTTATGTCATTATTATCATTAGCACAAGCAGAATCAGGTTATGTAATAGCATGTAATTTTGAATCATCTGCAACTGAAGAAACACATAAAACAGGATTAAGCGTTTCTTCATCATCAAATGGAACATTAACACAAACTGCTGGCGGATTAAGTGGTAATTATTCATATGCTTTTGGCCCAAGTTCAAATGTATATCACCAATGGGGTGGATCAGCATATGCAAATAATCATATTTATGAAATAATTTTTAAGAGATCATCAGCTCCAGGTAGTTCTGCATATTTAATGAGTTCAAGAGGAACCGACACCGTTACTGGATTTGAATTATATCTTAATGGAAGTGGAGCTTTGCAAGCAGCCATTTCAAACGGATCAAGCGGTAATTATTCTTTAAGTACAACAACAAATGTATGTGATGGTAAATTCCACCACGTAGTTCTTTCATCAAGCTCACAAAATTCTGCTGGAGGCTTAAGATTATATGTAGATGGAGTTTTAGTAGCTTCTGCTAACACTTATGCAGGTGGTATAGGCGGTGGAGCAAGTGTTGCAATAGGATCAAGAATAAACTATGCTGGAGTTTTTTCAGCTTATTCACAAGCAACAATTGATTTTGCTGCATATTATAAACCATCAAGCGCTCAGTCAAATGCTTATATGGATACATTTGTTGCAAATCACTTTGCAGAAATTGCAAATTATACAAATTATGCTGGTATTGGAACAGCATCTGCGTTAATTGTAGAACCAACAATTATAAAAGATGGCGGGTACGCAGCAGATCAGGCAACAGCATCTGCTACATTTGCAGAAGCATCTTGGAACTTTGTTAATCTTCCACAAATGCTTGATACCTATATGCAAACATTGTCATTTGAGCAATGGTATAGATTTGATCAGCCTAAGAAAATCCGTAACTATGGAACTG